TGCTGATCCAATAACAGAAAATTTAAGTCAATTAAATGTTTCTACGGAAAATATACCATTAAACCCAACAACTGATGTATTTTCAGAAACAACTCTTGAAAGTTCTCCTATTTCTGATGCGGCATTTAAAAATGAATTAATAAATAATGATTCTTCTTCACAAGAAAACATTTATCTAGAAATGAATAGAATGAATTTATGGATGCAACAAGTCAATGAATCTTTAAATAATAAGGCCGATTTGTTGAGTAATGAATCTACAGCAACCAGTCAACGTTATCAAATTTCTGCTGAAAATATTATGTTTTTTGATAGACTTTCTAATGTAAACCAAAAACCATCTTGGGGATAAAAAAAAGCCCCTTTCGGGGCTTTTTTCAATCATTCTCCATTTCAGAGAAGTATTTTAGAGGATCTTTTTCCTCTACATCTTCACTAACCACAGACTCCTCTACATCATCTTCAATGCTCTTGTTTTCTGTAAACTGAGCACGAATATCATCGCCAACAGACTTCTTAAATCTGGCGTTTAGCTCATCAAAACTCTTAAACTGACTCTTATCAATAAAAGGCTTCAATGGATATTGTTTTTTCCAAAGCTCCTCTAGCTTCTTATCATCTCCACCAAATAGTGGTGCAGGTGAAGCAAATTCGCTGCGATCATAGTTTACATAACCGCCAACATTGCGAATTTTGATCTTAAAATCTGCGCCAGTCCAAAAGTTAAATGGATCTACTGCAACCTCATCTTGAAATTCGGGATGTGCAAGTCCTTGAATTTTTTGAAAAATCTTGGTACCATACTGATAAAGAAAAACTTTTCCTTTATTTTCTGGATTAGCTGGATCTTCAAGAACCAAAATATTTGAAATATAACTCAATTTACGCTTACGTTGGCGAGCGATGTTTTTGTCATCTTCAATACCACTATTCCAAAGTTCTGTATTGGCTGCACAAACCGGGCACTTTTCTCCAATAGTGGTTGGGCAGTTTTCGTAAAACCAACCACCTTTTCCTTTAAAGGTATGACTATATACTGCAACAAAGGGGCTATCTTCACCATCAATTTCTGGAAGAAATCGCACAACGGCATACCCGTTACCAGCTTTATCAATACCAGGCTTCCACATTCTTTCATCCTTATAACTTTCCTTAGAAGAAAGCTTATCAAGGCGTTCAGTTAGGGATGCGACTGAGTTTTTACTCTTCTTTTTAAAATCTGAAAAATTTGGCATATATTTTACCCGAGGGTCTACCTCGGCCTTTCATTTATAATTATACATGTAAAAAACAATTAGTCAATTGGAAGTTTTTTGGATTTAATTTTTTCTTTAATTAAATGTAGGTTTTTAGCTTCATTTTCAATTTTTTCAATTAAAGGTTTTGTTAAAAGTTTTCCAGCTGCGCTTGGATCTAAGCCCATTTCATCAGAAAGCTCTAAAACACATTCCATAAAAGAAAGTTTTGTGGATTTTACTCTATCTAAAACTTTACTAGAAAACTTTTCTTTTTGTGTTTCATCAATATACATGTTACTATTATATCATCATTTTAACAAAAACCAATAATTTAATACATCTAAATATTGGTAGAACTATTTAGAGGAAATTATGGCCGCAGACAACAACGAAAATATTGTTATTGAAACAGCTGGTTTAACCGCTGCTGTAGCTACTGATGTAGCTCCATTTGCAGGTATAACATCTCACTTTCAATTAATTAAACTGGCCTACGGTGTAACTGGATCTGCTAATGTGGTATCCAGTTCATCCCCTTTGCCAGTTACAGTTGCTGCTGGCTTAACCGCTACAATTTCTGGGTTTACTGGAACTATTCAAGTACAGGGTGTTGGCGGTAGTCCAGTTGTAGTTAGCGGAACTGTATATGCTGTAGGATTGAGTGGATCACCAACATTTGTTTCTACACTATCTGGAACTAGAGTTGAAGTAACTGGTGGAAGACCGAGTTCTAAAACTACAGATTCTATCTCAATTTTTGGGCCTAATGGAAATACTTGGGCTTATGTAAATATAGTTGATTCTTCTGGTAGTGCTCTAGGAAATTCTGGGAACCCTTTATATACAGTTATTTCTGGAGCCACTATTGCTGTAACAATTAATCCAACAGTTGGTGTAACCAACGATTCTGCTAACAATGGTTTAAGAATACAAGGTATGTCTGGTGGATTGGCTGTTGCAACAACAGTTGGTAACACTTTAACAATAAATGATACAAATATTGTTGTGGGCTTAACAAATATTCAAAGTGCAATTAATACTTTAAATACTAATTTAGGAACTCTAGGATTTAGTAGACCTACTGGATTTACTGCTGGAAGAATAACAGCAACTACATCTGTATCTTCTATGGCTGGCTATACAACAATTAGTGGTGTTCATCTTAAAGCATCAACAAGTAATACAGATTTAATTTATTTAAATGCTGATGGTATTGCAAACACAGGATATGAATTGGATCCGGGTGAAACTATTTTCTTTGATATTCAAAATTTAAATAAAATTTATCTAAGATCAAAATCCTCAACACAAGTAATATCATTTATGGCTAGTTAATTATGTCTAGCATTTTAAGTTTAGTAAAAACTACACAAAGTTTTGCAACAGAATTTGTTGGGTCTACTGGTGACCCATGCTTTACTAAAGGTTTGGTTGAAAGTTCTCCATTAATATATTTTAATGGGAGCACATTTTTGTTTGATTATTCTCAATCTAAAAATATTAATGATTTAAAATTTTTAAAACTATTTTTAAATGGTTTAACCGCTGGATCTACTTTTTCTTTTAATAATGGTAAATATGCTAATATTGAAACTGGTTCTGTAGTAAATTTTGATGGAATATTGTCCTTTGGTGGAAAAACCGGTGAATATAATCAATACTTTTATGGTACTGGAGTAACTTGGACCAGTGGACTTTCAGCTGGTGTATATGATAGAAAAAAATTTATAAAACCAATTCAATATAGTGCTGTTTCTGGAATAACAGCAAGCTATTTAATTAATCACACACCAGACTCAGATCCATTAAATTTTACATATATGGGAATTTATGGTAGTGATTACAATTTTGAAGAATATATTGCGGTAGACGGAAGCACATATAATAATAGAAGATTAAAAGTTAAAAATGCTTTAAAATTAAATGACGGTAAAGAAATTATTTATTTTGATACAAGTGAAAATATTATAAATGAAAATTTATTTTTTCAAAAAGTTTTTGTTAATTTGTACATGCGTGGATCTATGGCGTTAGATATTGCAAGTTACGATGAAACAATCAATGGTATACTTATTATAAATAATCCTTCTCCCGGTATTTATTCATTTTTATTAGATAATCAAAACAGACAACAATATGCATTACGAGAATCAATTATAGATGACGTTCAATATCAATGGTATCCAAATCAAACTTTAAAAAGTTTTAATACTTTATCAGTATCTTTTACTCCAATAATTTCATATCCATATGATGCAATTTATCATTTATTCTGTGAAACTACAGTAATACCAGAACTTGTAGCATCGACAGATTATACAGCTCCCGTTTTTACTGGCAATCAGTTTTTAAATAGTATATATGTTGATAATTTATTAACTAGCACATTAACTATACAAACTCAAACCGAAGATGGCATAACATTTAAAATTGATTTATCAGATGCTAGAAATCTTAATTTAATAGTAGAACCATTTGTTGACATTGATTGTCAAGTTCCCCTTGTTGGCGATTTTTTAATGTTAGGGACACCCGGCACAGAGGGGGCAGCTTTTATTTATAAAAAAGTAAAAAATCAAATACAAAAAAGTTTTTACTTAAAACTAACTAGAGAGCAAGTCAATATTTTATATATTACAATAGCTTAAAATTCAACCCAAGTATAATTATTTCCATCATAATAATAAACATAATGTTTGCCATTAGTTTCCCAAATTTGTCCAACTTTAGGATCTAATGGTGGATTTGATGAATTATAAACTTCAGTTAAACCTTTAAACTTCCAAGCTTCACTATTTTCTAGTGGTGATAAAGAAGTATAGTTTAAAGCTTCATATATTTTTCCATGAAAATTTATAGAATCACCCGTATTGTAAAATACGGGTGATCCATTAGTATCAGATTTGGTGTAAACCCCTTTATACATTAGTTGGTTCTGATTTTTCTGTATTATTTGCAGAATTTTTACCTACTTGAATGCCTTCTTTTAGCCAAGTATAGTAATATTTTTGCATTTCCTCTTCAACTTCTGCTACAATTAGCAAAGAAGCATCTGGAATATTGCCACCAACACTTAGTGTTGTGTATGGTAACCAACTCGCCAAACCAACTTTATATTCTGGTAAACTTACTAAAAGAGCTGGATTTTTTACAAACCAACCGCCAATAATTTTTTTTGCTGTTGCAATAATTTCTTCACCATTATTTAACTTAAAATAAACTAATTCCATTTCCATATGTAAATGCCTTTCTAAATTTAATTATACTATATTTACTCTTTTAGTCAAGTTATGTGTTTTATTTTTTGCTCCACAACCGCAACCTTTTTTGGGTTGTTCTGGTGGTTTGGGGATTGCACTTTGTGGATTGTTAGAAATATTTCCATATAAATTTTTAAATATTTGTTCCTTTAATTGATCTCTATTTAACTCTTCTTCTTTTTTTACATTCATATTTTTTATAAGTTGTTCATGTCTTTTGTTTGCATTGTTTAATGCAACATCAACTATATCACTATAAGAAAGACTAATAAATTTTATAATAGGTAATTTTACAAAAAATATTTCATTAAACTTTTTTCTTCTGGCTTCGCAGCCACAATTGCCA